AGAACAGCAGCAGATGATGCAGGCGCAACAGGATGCCGCTGCCAAACAGGCGAAGATCGAAGAGATCGGCCTGAAAGAGAAGATGGCCGAAATCGAGAACAAGGTTGCCAATACGAGTCTCGTGAATGCGCAGGCTGATAAACTAAGAGCCGATACTGAAAAGACGCGGGTCGATACCCGTGCCCAAGATATCGAAAACGACATGGTATTGAATGAGTCGTTAGATCTGATCCCGACAACCCTCTACGACCCCGATTTGAGAAATGGGCAAACTGACACTAGTTCGCGAGCAGCTTAACGCCAAGCGTGCAGCTCGAGATGCGGCTGCGCGTGCGCGTGCGCAAGAGATCGAGTCGCAGAAACTCGATGAGGAACTGATCTCGCGGATGAAGGCTGCGATTTTGTCCGGCATCAAGGAAACGGACCTGTCGCCGGTCATGCAGGCGATCGTGGACAATCGCGTGACGATTCCCGAAGTGAACATGCAGCCGATCGTCGATGCGGTGCGTCAGGCGGTGCTGTCGATGCGCGATGTCGTTGCCGCCGAGTCGAAGTCGCTGAAGAACTCGATGCCGGTTCCATCCAAAACCGATCTGTCGCCGGTCTTGAACGATCTACAATGGGTCAAGACCTATCTGGCGCTGAAACCGGACCCGAAGATCCCAGAGATCGTGCCGCCGCCGAAGGTCAAATGGCTCGATGTCGAGCGCAATCGAGAGGGATTCATTTCGCGTGTCGTACCCGAATACTTTTAGAGGTGAACGATGGCTCTGACGACTGCACAAAAGACCTTACTTGCAACGGGTTTGAAGGCCGAAACCGATGCGGGCGTGGTTGCCGCTATGGCGATCCGCAATGACGTGTTTCTGTCGAGTTGGTGTAATGCCAAGGGCAGCACGGACGTCTGGAATACGATGACCGGGACCGATTTGTTCCAGCAAACCGATGTCACGAAGTTCGACAACATCACCCAAGGCAAGCGCGACTCGTGGCGGTTGATGCTCGACTTCTCGCCGGTTGATTTCGGGCTCGGTCCGATGCGTAAGGCGGTGGTGGATGTCTGGGGCAACGTAGACAGTGTCACTGTGCTGCAGGGATGCAGACGCAAGGGCACGCATGGCGAGGTGTATATCGGCGGTTCTGTGGTGACAACGAACACGGTATCGGCGACGAAACTCGATTTCGTGGGTTCCATCTCGATCACCGAGATGTCGCAGGCGCTGAACGAGAACCCGTAATGGCGAATGAACTCAAACAGGTTTACGGCTCTGCCACGACTGTCATCTCGATTGGCGCGACATTGGCGAATGCGGCTAACACCGTGGCTGCCGATGCGACGCAGCTCGATAACTCGACGCTGAACTATCCCTATGCGATGGCGGTGTTGAACATCAACGATACGTTCGCAGCCGCTCCGACGGCGGGTTCAACGATTGACCTGTACATGACGCGCGATGACATCGACGGGACGACGGATGAAACGCCCGTACCTGCGGCGACTGACATTCTCTATCTCGCCAAATATGTCGGGTCGTTTGTGATCGACAACCAAGACGTGGCGACTGTCAAAGCGATCAATATCAGTCTGCTCGGCGTGCAGAAAGCGCGGTTCTTCATGTTGAACAACACGGGGCAGACGATCTCGTTTACCTCAGTCAACACGACGGTCAAGGTCACGCCGTTCTCGTTCGTTCCGACGTAAGCGATGCCCTGGTTATTACGCGAAAATGTTCCGCTCGTCTGGTCCGACGACTTTCTGCGGGCGGATGAAAGTCCGGCGAAGGGGTGGGACTTTGGAACTGGCTCGTTCAAACCCAGGATACTCAGCCAGCAGTTAGCCAATAACGCCAGTGGCGAGACGCATGGCGTCTTTTCGCCGGGTGTTGTTGATGGCGATAATGCGCTGATTCGGGCGTTCTCGCCGGACCAATACACCCGCGTCAAGATGGGCACGGTATCGACTACGACTGGTTTTGGTGATGGTCCTGGCCCCGGCGTGCGGATGGGTACAAACCTCGGCGGATTGAGGTATGGCTACCTCTTATACGTCAATACGACCCGTTCGACGTTGTACAGCGACAAGGTCAACAACTTTTTCGGCTCATGGGAAGCGGGCGCGGATGGGGATGTGTGGGAACTCCAAGTCTGGGGTCCACCCGCTGCAACGTGGCTGCGCGGTATTCGCAACGGCCGAATCCTGTTCACGATCAAGGACACAATCACTCCGCTGGCGAATATTCCGATCAATGGGGTGGGGGGCGTTGCGCTAGGTAATGGGGTGGCTGGCTCTTGGACGATGACCCACTTCGAATCCGGCAATCTGCGCGAGAACTTCGACGGCGACATCTTGCCGGACTTGGTGCCGACGTGGATTCCCGCGACGGCGACAGACACTTTGATGGGGCAGATCATTTTATGAAGAATCCACTGACTTCGTACGAAGGCTGGATCATGTTCGACAACCACGTCAATCCGGGCATTCCCGACGAGTTGACGCGCGGCTTCATGCCGCCGGGTGCAGGGAAGGGGCTGTACGAGGTCGCGACGCTGACCTGCGTGCATTGCGGACAGGTCGCTATTAAAAATCCCGATCGTTCGCGTCCACGCAATTTCTGTGTTCGATGTTCGCGTTACATTTGTGATATATGTGGGGCGTTGGCTGCTGCGCCCGACTATGTACATCGTTCGTTTGAGCAGCTTAAAGAGATGGTGCAATCCGGCAAGTTTGTCATTACTGGCGGCACCGCACGTAACCCTACTGTTGTTTCTATCGAGGATTTGAAGGATGGCTAAGAGATCGTTTGCAGTTCCTACACTCACGACCGGCGCAGGAGTTGCGAAAGGCTCTCAAGCTGGCGCGGGTAACTACATGGCACTGGCTGGCGGCACAGCGACGCAACTTCTGGACGTTCTGGAAGTGTATTGTGCCGGATTGTCTGGTTCGAGCGCGCCGTGCTTCTGGATGATGTCGCGCGTGAGCACCGCCCATACGGGTGCGATTACGGCGCTGTCGTCACCGAATACGGACGGCCCGCTGAATCCGGCGACGGCGGCTTTGGGTACTGTCCCCACCCCATTTGTGGCGGTGGCTACTAACAACCCGATCCCATCGTCCACGATTACAGACGCGGCAATCATGCTCGGTCTGAATCTGTTCGGTGGGATCGTGCGTTGGGTCGCGGCTCCGGGTGCGCAGTACACGATTCTGGGTACGGCGGCACCGTTGGGTGAGACCTGTTGGTCGGCATTGAACGGTTCAACGACCGGCACGATGTCGTCCCACGTGATCTACGAACCGTACTAAGGTCGTCTGACCGGATGAAGTAGGGCGCTATGGCCAACGTCCCACGCGCCCCCTTATTTTCTAGGTTAGCAGTACCCGCCCTAGCGGCGGTATTGGTTGCCCCCAACCTCATACCGCTGCTGTCCTCGACCAAACCGTTCAAACAGAACGATTGGCCGAATCCACAGGTTGCGAAGCAGCCCTACCGCAATGACACGCGGGGGATGCCCGTCACGTTGCTGCTCAACGGCAACCCCGGCCGACCGCAGAGCGAATGGCCGAATCCCAGACTGGCGCCACAACCCGATCGCACGCGAGACAGCCAATCGTCACCGCTGGCGCTGCTGTCGGGGCCGATATCCAAGCCATTTAGCCAAACCCACTGGCCGAATCCGCAACAGGTCAAGGTTGCCTTTCAGGACGGCAACGACCCAATGCCGCTCACGCTGTTGCAGGTGGGTGCGCCCTTTGCGCAGCGTGATTGGCCGTTACCTAAGATCGCGCCTCGAGGATCTGGTGATAGTCGTGGGATGCCGCAGACATTGCTCAATGTCGGCGCACCCTTCCATCAAACCGATTGGCCCAACCCGAGAGGGCCGGTTCCGCTCAATGTCGGCACATCCGCTGTGGGTATGCCGACCACATTGCTCAATGTCGGCAAGCCGTTCGCCCAGACCGACTGGCCACTCGCGATTGCCGCCAAATGGCCCGATCTCGGACTCAGTTACAACTCACCGATCGTTCTCACGCAGACTGTAGCTGGCACACCATTACGCCCGTTCGATTGGCCAAACCCGCGACAACCGGCATTCGCGGATGTGTCGTTCATCGTCACTCCGTATCCCGACAACATCCCGCCGGCCATCATTCCGCCGGTCATCGTTGCGCCACCGGATACGTCAGGAACCGGCGGGTATCTGACGCGCCGCGATCTGCAGATCATCCAGATTCGTCGGGATGACGAAGATTTGATCAAAATCCTCAGCAAGATGTTTGGAGTCGATTGACGGCGTCGCTAAATGGTTCTATGTTCGCGCTGTCTTATGCCTACCTGTGGCTTAACAGGGCTTAATCGTTAACCCATGACGATATATGGGGCTTAATCGCGGAGGCGATACTCATGTCCGAGAGTTCCGATCTGGTCATCGATACCCAGGAATCGATAGGCGTTGAAGAGTTAGGAGAATCGCCGACTCCTGAGACTACAGACACCCCGGAGCAGCAACCACCCGCTGAACCGCCTGAACCTAAAGGTGTCGCGAAACGACTCAAGGAACTGACCGACCAGAAACACGAGGAGCGCGATCTTAGGATTCGCGCGCAGCAAGAAGCTGACTTCCTCCGTCAACAGTTACTACAGGCGCAACAACGACCTCCCGAAACTCCGACCCCCGTAGTTCCGCAAGGCCCGCCGAATCTGGCAGATTTCCAGGATTTTGCGGAGTTCACGCGAGCAACGGCGCGGTATGAGACGGAACAACAGTTCAAGCAATGGCAAACCAATCTGGATCAGCAACGGGAACGCGACGCGCAAGCGCAACGCACTCGTACTTTTCAAGAGAAGATCTCCGCATTTGCCGGGACTGTCCCCGACTTTCGAGAGACCGTATTCACCGATCAGGTATCGATCAGTGATGCCGTTTTGCAGGCAGTAACGACGATGGATAGGGGGCCAGAAGTGCTCTACTACCTGGGTAAAAACCGGGATGAAGCAGCACGACTTTCGATGCTAGATCCTGTTTCGGCGGCAGTGGAGATCGGCCGGCTGTCAGCGCAGATTGCGCCAAAGCCGAAAGTCACCGGAGCGCCGCCACCCATCGATCCGCTTTCTGGGGGTACAGGTACGGGGATGATTGATCCGTACAACGAACCCAACGGAGAGAAATGGTTGAAATGGAGAAACGCGCAGCTCCAAAAGAATAGGAAGTAGCTGCCATCGCTAACACGATCCTGACGCCGTTGGTCATCACGCAGGAAGCCCTGCGGATTCTCCACGGCAAACTCTCTTTCCTCGGTAACGTCTCGCGCCAGTACGACAATCGTTTTGCCAACGAAGGTGCGAAGATCGGTTCGCTGCTCAACATCCGTATGCCGGCAAAGTATACGGTCAGAACCGGCGCGAGCGCGTCGTTCCAAGACCATGTTGAACGCTCCACGCCGTTGACGATCACGACCCAAGTGGGCGTTGACGTGTCGTTCACCACCTTCGACCTGACTCTGTCACTCGATGACATCTCGAATCGAATCCTGACCCCGGCGATGAGCCAACTGGCAGCATTCATCGAAAACGACTGCCTGACGGCTGCGAAGAACCTGACGTACCAGTACAACGGTACGACCACGACTTCCGGCCAGATGACATTCGCGCAGATGGATGAAACCGGCGCAATCCTGACGCGTCAGCTCGCTCCCTATGGCAATCGCGTCGCACTGCTCGATCCGACCTCGCGCAACAACTTCAACGTTGATGTGAAGGGTCTGTTCCAGTCGTCCGACAACATTCGCGAGCAATACCGCGAAGGCATGATGGGCCGCACCTCGGGCTACGATGTGTATGAATCGACGTTCCTGCCGACGCATACCACCGGCACCTTCGCTGGCTCACCGTTGACCACGACCGGCACCACGGCGATCGGTTCGTCCACGACATCGAATGCCTGGGTCTCGGGAACCACGGTTTGGATCGACGGTGCCACCGCACTGACGACTCTGACCGCGGGCGACATCATCACGATTTCCGGTCTGTACGATGTGCACCCGGAGACCAAGGTGACGACCGGCATCCTGAAGCGGTTCGTAGTCCAAGCCAACATCACCCTGACCACAGCGACGTCGTCTTATGGCGTGTCGGTACGTCCGGGCATCATGTTCGGTTCGGGTAACGCCTATCGCAACGTGCTGCTGTCGGGTCCAGCCAACATGGACAACAACACCGTCACCCTGATCGGCAACGTAGGCACGACCTACGGTCAGAACCTGATGTTCGCGAAAGACGCCTTCGTCTTTGCGACCGCAGACCTGATCGACGTCTCGCAGTACGGTGCCTGGGGTGCTCGCGCTGTCCAAGATGGAATCTCGATGCGGATCGGTCGGCAGTGGGCGCTCTCCACTGACACCGTGCCGACTCGGATCGACATCGCCTATGGCTTTGCGGATCTCTATGCAGAGAACGCCGTGCGCCACTGGCACACCTGATCCCTGAACAGGGATGCTATGGGGGGTGGCAACACCCCCTTTTTTTAACCAAGGAGAGGGAAAGCATGATTGAAGAACCGGAACGCCGACTCGGTGCGAGACATCGAGGCCCGGAGGTTCGCAGCAAGGTTTTTATCGCAACACCGGCCTATCAAGGGAAAGTCGATTCCGACTTCGCAATGTCGTTGGCCGATACCTGCATGATGGCATCGACGCGAGGGATCGGCGTCGTCGCCAGCGTCATGGGCAATGGCGCATTCATCGAGTTATCACGCAATCAGTTCGTCAAGATCTTCCTCGACACCGATTGCACGCACCTGTTTTTCATCGACGCCGACCTGCGATGGGAGGCTCGCGCCTTCTGCGGTCTGGTCGAAGGTTGTACGCCTGAACGTCCGGTGGTCGCGGGTGCCTATCGCCGCCGCCAGCCGAAAGAGGACTATCCAATCCGCTATTGGGAAGATGCCGCTGAACCCGGCTTGACGTTTGTCGATGGCGGATGGGTGCTCTGCGAACGGGTCGCGACGGGCTTCCTCTGTATCCATCGCTCGGTCGTCGTCGAGATGGCAAACGAAGCGCGGCTGCTGCATGTCCCGATGTGGGGGGATGCGCCGGAACTGTTCTATACCCAGGATGTTCCGATGATGCCGGAAGAGACCAAGATGGACATGGCGGCATGGAATGCCATGTTGGAGCGCAAGCGCGAACTCGAGCAGGAGATCGAGGATCTGGAAAAGACCCTATCGAACGGCAAATGGCTGTTCATGGGTGAGGATATCTCGTGGTGTGACGACTACGTCCACAAATATAAGAAGTATATCCACGTCTGGCCCGACTTCGACTTCATCCACGCCGGACTGCATTGCAACTGGCGCAAATTCATCCTGAAAGAGTTGGCGAGTGACGCCAAGGAAGAACAGGAACGGTTGGAGCGAGAGGAAGCAAAGCTCAAACTCATGGAAAGCAAAGAGAGGGTGGCAAACGGTGAGTAACGTCTACGTGGTCGAGCAGGGTGTCGAGAAGTTCAAGCCGACAGTGAAGTTGGGACATGAGTTGCTGATCGGTTGCGGCAACAATCGACGGAAGTTGCTGGATGAGAACGGCAAGCCGGAATGGAAGGATCTCGTCACGTTGGATATGGATGCGGCCTGCGAGCCGGATATCGTCTGGGATCTGACCCACTTTCCCTATCCGATTCCCGATGCGTCATTCATGGAGATTCATGCGTACGAGGTCCTCGAGCATATCACCGGGTTCGTCGGTGACTTCCGGTCGTTCTTTAAGCCGTTCATCGAGTTCTGGCGTATTCTGAAACCGGGCGGTCTGCTCTGTGCGACGGTGCCGATCTGGGATTCGGTCGGCGCATTCGGCGATCCGGGGCATGGCCGTATCATCAATGCGATGACGCTGTCGTTCCTGTGTCAGACGATCTACGAGCGTGACGTCGGGGTGAATACGCCGATGACCGATTATCGGGCGTGGTTCCCGCGACCGAATGACTTCAACATCATCGAATGTCACGAAGTGAATCAGCGATTTTGCTTCGTCTTACAGAAACAGTAGACAAGCGACTCAACTGGCTTAGGGACAACTACCTAGATCAACCGGCTGAGATAGCGATCGAGACGCAGGCGGTCTGTAACGCCGCCTGCACGTTCTGCCCCTACCCGACGCTCGAGCGGATCGGCACCAAGATGCCGACCGAAATGCTCTATGCGCTGGTCGATCAGACGCGGGATTGGAAACCGTTCTTTTTCACCCCGTTCAAGGTGAACGAGCCGTTACTCGACAAACGGCTCTATCCGCTGCTGCGCTACGTCAACAAGCATGTTCCTCAGGCGACCGTTAGGATCTTCACCAACGGGTCGCCGCTGACACTCGATTGGGCGGAAAAGTTACACAATATCGACAACCTCGAGTTGTACATCTCGCTCAACAGCCACCGGAAAGCGGAGTACGAGCCGCTGATGGACCTGAACTTCGATCGCACGATCAAGAACATCGACGCACTGCACGCCTCCGACTTCCGCCATCCGGTGAACATCCTGAAGGTGGGCAGGGACATCCCGTTCGCGCAGTACGTGCTCGATCGCTGGCCCTACTTCGAGCCGCTGTTGATCAAACGCGATGCGTGGCTCGGGTTCACCAACAGCGATAATTTGGAAGTTCCCGATCATGGCTGTGCGCGCTGGTTCGAGTTGTCTATTATGGCGACTGGAAAGGCCGCGCTCTGCTGCATGGACTCGACCGGCGAACATGGTTTGGGCGGCGATGTGACGAAGCAGACGTTGCTCGAGGTATACAATATGCCGGTCTGGCGTGAACGTAGAGAGCAGATGTTGAACCGCAAACTGGTTCCGACTTGTCAGGGATGCACCTACTGATGGTCTATGCCTTCGACTTCTGGAATACGCTGTATCCGATGAACGACGCGGCCAGACGTCAATGCGCGATGATGCAGGGTCTTGTCTCTGCGCTCCATGACAGCGGCAATGAGATCCATATCGTGTCGGCAATCTCACCGGGGCTGCCATTGGATAACGACGAAGCCTATGCTCGGATGTTGGGTGAGATCAACGTGCCGTTCACCAAGATCCATCGCGTCGATCACGTACCGGCGTTAAAGGTCGAAGTCCTCAAGCGAATCGGTGCCGGTGGTTTCTGGGACGATTCTGAAGTCAATGTCATCGCGGCGAGAGAGGCCGGCATCCCAAGCAACCACGTCGGTATCGACGCTGACATCATGCAGATATTCTGTTTGGAGCAATCATGACGACTTACAGGGATCTGATCACCCGCTCCATGCGTCACCTCGGTGTGGTGCAACTGAATCAGGCACCGACTCCCCAAGAGATGGCCGACGGACTCGCCGCCATGAACGACATGTTGAACTCGTGGCGGATGGATGGGATCGATCTCGAGTACGTAGAAGCCACTAGCGTCAACAACGATGTACCGTATCCGCAAGATCACATGGCGGCGTTTCAGTACAACTTGGCCGCATGGCTCGCGCCGATGTATGGCAAGAAGGTGCCAGATGTGATCGTTGGACTGGCTGGCAAGACCTATCACGATCTACAGGTCTGGTATTCCGACCCGCACAACCTGACGGTCGATGTCGCACTGCAACCCCTGGTGACCAACAACCTGATGTTCCGATGAGATGGAAGCAAAAGACGACCACGGCTTTACACAGAATTTACCTGTATGTCCTAAGTGTGGTGCGCACCATTGGACTAATCATCCTTGCAGTCCTGTTGGTCCTGTTGTCGTTGCCGATGTTGCTCCTCCGAGTGACGCACCTGTTGTTAGAAAACGCGGCCGACCCAGAAAGGTAAGAGAGGAAGGTTCCACGTGAAACTTGTTACCACGCTCAAAGATGGGCAGGGACGTAGCAAGCAGCTCACCGCTGAAACACTGATCAATATGTATGCCGAGAAAGCGCCGGAAGAATCGGTGAGTCCGGCATGGTTGGTCGGTTCTCCCGGCATGTCGCTGTTGTTGACCTGCGGTATCGGCCCGCTGCGCGCGTTCGATGAGATGAACGGCATTCTCTACGCCGTCTCGGGGACTTATCTCTACTCGATCACGAGTGCGCTGGTCGTGACGAATATCGGCGTGCTTGCGGGCATGATTGCGCCCGTCATCATGGTCAACAATGGGACGCAGTTGTTCATCTCATCGGCGACTGCACCGGATTACATCTATTCGGTGGCGACCGGCATCGTTGCGATCACCGATCCCGATTTCCCCGGTGCGACTTCTGTGGATTATCTCGACGGCTACTTTATCTCGACGTCGGATGGAGACACCGGACAGTTTCAGATCTCGGCGATTCTCGATGGCACTAACTACGATGCGCTCGACTTCGCAACCGCGGAGTCATCGCCGGACCCCTTAGTGCGGGTGTTTGTCGATCATCGCGAGATATTGCTGTTCGGCACCAAGACGATGGAACCGTGGTTCAACTCGGGCGCTTCTGCATTCCCCTTCGAGCGCATTCCACAAGCGATCACGCAGAAAGGCATTGCATCTCGGATGGCGGTTGCGAGAACGGATAACACGACCTTCTGGCTCGATCATACGGGTGTGGTGCGCAAACTCTCGTCGGGTTACGTGCCGACGCGCGTCTCGACGCACGACATCGAGTTCAAGATCAGCCAAGGCGACATCTCGACGGCTGAGGCATTCGGCTACACGATTGAGGGGCATGAATGTTTCGTACTGACGGTGACGGGTGCAGGGACATTCATCTATGACGCAGCGACCGGACTCTGGCACCAACGCCAGTCATACGGCCTCAGTCGGTGGCGGGCGAGTTGTTACGCGTATTTCTCTGGGCGGCATTTTGTCGGTGATTACGCAAACGGGAACGTCTACGAGTTATCGCTGGATACGTTTGTCGAAGGCACCGACCCCCTCGTTGCCGAAATGATCTTTCCGCCGATCGCCAACGATGGGAATCGGTTCACGGTCGATAGTATTACATTAGCGATGGAAGTCGGCATTGGGGACACGGTGACACTGTCTCCGCAGGCGACGTTGCAGACGTCGAAGGATGGTCGTACATGGAGCAATCACGATCCGATCGATCTCGGTGCGCAGGGTGAGTATGAAACGCAAGTCCAGTGGAATCGTGTCGGGCAGTATCGAAATCTGCACTGCCGGTTTCTGATCTCAGATCCGGTCAAGCGAGCGGTATACACGGCCTATGCCGACATTCGAGGAGACGATCAATAATGCCTTTTGATAATGCGATCATGCGACATCACTACAATGCGGTCGCAAACAACAAATTGCTGTATCAAACGCCGCCGATGGGGGGCGCTGGTGATTTCTCGACCGTGCGAACTATTGTGGTCAATCATCCAGAGTTGAACGGTGGCAAACCGACCGTCATCCCAACGATCTGGGATGGCAAAATGATGTCGAACCACGATGCAATCGCTCATGCAATCGAGTCAGGTCAGACATGGCCTGTGGATACCGCAGACCCGAATCAACCATGGAGTCAGTCTCCCGATGCGGCATGGCATCAAGAGATGTATCAGATGGGAACTCCACCCGAGATCGGCAATGCGTTTCTGAGTCCTAAATATCGGTTTCAATAATGACTGACGGCACGGGTTGGTTTCCATCTGCCGAGTTAGGGCGCGTCCTGCCGAATACGGTAGTCGATGCGCTGCGGCAGACTAAGATCAATGCCGAGACAAAGGCACTCGACAAGAGTTATGAAGTTCGCAGCGATGGGGCCGGCGTGTTCGCGGCGAATACGACTGATCTCGACGTGCAGTTCTTCTACAACAACCGGGAAGTCGCGACCCGCACGATTCACGGCGTGCTGAATACGACGACCGGCGAGTTCACACTTTCGAGCACTGCGTTCACCGGCGAGTTGACCGTTGTCGATTACTACGGGACGACCTCGAGCAATGTCGGCGATAGCGTGCGCGCGGATGTCACGCATGTGAAATCAAAGAAAACCGGATTCGCGTCGTTCGTTGCGAAGGATATGTCGGTCGGCGGTTCGACGCCGAGTGTGATCACGGATGGGGGTGGTGGTGGTGACTTCCCACCGGGTGGGGGTGGCGGTGGGTCTAAGTAGCGACATCACACCACCCGATCAGCCGGTCCCGGTAGATCCGCCGCCATTGACATTGCGAGCGGCGACCTATGACGATCGAACCTGGATGTATGAAGCCTATAAGACGTGGCCGAATCCAAAGGATTTCATCTCGGAGGAGACGGTCTACCGATTCCTACGACGCTGGATCGAGCGCGGGCAACCGACCTGTAAGGTGGCTGAGGCGGATGGCATTCCAGTGGGGCTGATCACCTACCAGACAAACCTGTTCGTCTGTTGGGTCTACAATGTTCTCGTCGTGCCGGAACACCGTGGCAAAGGCTATTTCAAGCAGATGGCGATGAGTGTCAGGGATGATCTGGTCGCACAAGGGGTGGTGGTGGCGAAGTTCCAGACGCTACCCGGTCCGATCGAAGGTCGATACGAAGATGATGTGGTCACCCCGGACACGATATTTTGATCGAACCGGAATTGGAATGGGACTCTTACGCCGGACAGAGTATCTTGTTCGCCAGACACGGTGAGGCGTATCACACCATTTGTTGCGAAGGTACGCCAACTGACGACATGGCCCGTTATTACGAAATGATTGCACGCGAAGAGTTGCTTATGGCGTTGATGAAGGAGGCTCAATAATGGGGGCATGGATTGCGCCGGCGTTGATTTCTACCGCTGGTGCGTTGATCGGTGGAAATCAAGCGAACAAAGCATCCAAGGCTGCGCAGAAGTCGGCTGATCAAGCCGCGCAACTGCAGTGGCAGATGTTTCAGCAGACTCGGGCAGATCAAGCGCCCGGTCGTGCGATCGGCAATGCCGCGCTCAACATGCTCGGTGAAACGGCAGGGTTAGGTACTTATGGACCCGATCAGGCTGCGGCCGATGCGGCACAAGCGAATACCCCCGAGGGTGGCGGTCCTGTTGATCCATCAACTCTGGTCGCCACAGGTCGCAAGTCGGACGGTGGGCGCAATATCATGGTCGATCCCAACACAGGTTGGGGTTACGTCATCGCGCAGAAAGGTAGCAATGCCGGGTCTCCCGTGCCGATTGGCTCGAAGATTCCAGGTTATCCACTGACCGACAAATCCGCTGCGGGACTCGCCGCGGTTGCTGCGAAGGCCGGTGCGCCGACGCTCAAATACTTCCAGGCGTCACCCGACTATCAATTCCGACTCAATCAAGGCGTGACGGCACTCGATCGCTCTGCTGCAGCTCGAGGCATGGTCTTGAGCGGTGCGCAGAACAAGGCGCTGACGCAGTTCGGTCAGGATACGGGTGCGAGTGAGTTCGGCAACTGGTGGAATCGTATCGCCGGGATCGCGGGGGTCGGGCAGAGCGCGGCTAACAATGGTGCCGCAACCGCGGCGTCGTTCTCGAATACGATCGGCAATACGGTTCAGAATGCCGGTGATGCGCGGGCGAGCGGCTATCTGGCGAATGCGAACCTGATCGGCGGTGGCGCGAATACCTTGGCGCAGATCGTGTCGCAGTATTACAACCCACAACCCAAACTGCCAGCTCCAAGCTATCCAACAACTTGGCGTAATCCAGCATGAGCGGCGTCATTGGTGAGATCGCCCGTTACGGTACCGGCCAGAACACGCCGTTCGCCGGCATGGCTGAAGGGATGCAGGGTCGCTTCAGGAATGCGCTGCTGCAGCGGGAATCCGATCAGCGGCAGGCGCAACTCGCATTGGAACAGCAGCAAGGCACGCGGGCGCAGACGACCTTCGATCAGGCCCAACAAGATCGTCAACAGGCTCTCGCCGCT